TTCGGCACCTGAAACAAGAAAATTAAATCTAAGATGAAGCCACCCATCGGGACTCCGTTTGTCCATGTGTCTTCTTATTCCTATACTTCTGTGGTTTTCTTTATAAACAACAGTTATCATATGAGGCAAGAATTGTGTGTTGTCTGTTTCAACATCCGGAATAGGCCGAATAAATTGATTATCTAATTTTAAATCTAACAATACTGCATCACCAAATTTATTAACTTCGTTGGATAGATCTGGAAATAAGTAAGTAGAGTTAGCTCGTCTACCTCTGTCAAACAATGATGCTTCTTGCGGTGTTTCTAAATCTGCATAGTTGCCAATGTGTCCATACCAAGTCGAAGACATATTCTCATTCACACACGCTACAATTTTTGCTTGAAGCGAATCATCTAATGCAGTGTTTAAAATATATTTGTTCATTAGAAATCAAAAAATGCTCGAAGTGCTTCACTGTCATTAATGTAATTATTCGCCATGATTTGCTCCTAAGTTTAATTTATTATACATTGTTATTTAGATTTGTTAACAAGTTTTTGAAAGTTTTTCTTGCATACTCTGGTTCAATAAAGTATCCTAGTGACAATGCTATTCGGTATTTGTCGTTAGTAACTGGTAGAGTGCCGTGTTCCCATTCCGATGAAAAACACGCCCATCCTTGTTTTTCAGCAACTTCTAAAACTTCTGAATTAATTATTGGGTTGCCCCCTTCAGCTGCCGAAACAAGAAAATTAAATCTAAGATGAAGCCACCCATCGGGGCTCCTTTTATCTTTGTGTTTTCTTATTCCTATACTTCTGTGATTTTCTTTATAAACAACAGATATCATATGAGGCAAGAATTGTGTGTTGTCTGTTTCAACATCAGGAATAAGCCGAATAAACTGATTATCTAATTTTAAATCTAACAATACTGCATCACTAAATTTATTAACTTCGTTGGATAGATCTGGAAGTAAGTGAGTAAAGTTAGCTCGTCTACCTCTGTCAAACACTGTATCTACTCCTCGCGGTGTTTCTAAATCTGCCTGTTTGCCGGTGTATGCAAGCCAATTCGAGGACATATTCTCATTCACACACGCTACAATTTTTGCTTGAAGCGAATCATCTAATGCAGTGTTTAAAATATATTTGTTCATTAGAAATCAAAAAATTCTGCTAGTGCTTCGCTTTCTTTAGTTTGAGATAAGTCCCAACCCATTGCACCCAGCACGTTTTCTACCTTCTTATCCAACACTGCTTCTTCCATTGCTTCGTTATCAAATGGTAAGTCCTTGAACCATTGAGGTAGGTTGAGTTCGTCGGTAGGATATGCAATACTGCTATATCCCATAGCATTGTTCTTTAAACGGCACACAATAACTTTCATACCATCCGTGATAGTCATACTGTAATTGTCACTGAAAGCAGTTTTAATATCATTCCAATTAATACTTGCCCGTACATGTCCAGGAATCATACTGCTACCGCCTTCGTTCTTAAGTGCTTCCAGCTTGTATAATTTCATGTTTTCTGTTTTACGTGTGCTTTTTAGTTTTTCGTTGTAGTTGGTTAGGTTATTAACACGTTTAGGCATACCTTTCTTCCAAGGATCTAAACTTTGGAAGTTCTTCTTAAAATCTTTTACTTTAGTAATAACTTCCTTTTCGGGCGAACCGCTTAGTGCGTCATCAAGTACTTCTTCTAAGAAATCCTGTACAAACTCAGGTGTGTCACTGCGTTTGATTTCCATGCCCATGATCTTTAGTTTACCGCCCTCTGGTTGGTAACCTTCAATATCTAGACACTTGATTGCATAACGCTTCTTAGTAATAAACAGTCCTGAACGACCAACTACTTCACGTCCTGCCTTTAGAACCTGACCGTTCTCATACGGGACATTAAATTCCTTTTTAAGAAACTCAGGAAAGCCATCGCTTACTGTGTCGCTGATATGATCGTATAACTTAACAGCACTATCCAAATCAAGCTCACCGCCATCCGGAAGTGCAGGCACAGCAGTAAAATACACAGAGTCAGTGTCGCCGTAGATGATACAGTCACCCATATAGTCGTATTCGCCTGTGAGCAGTTCATTGGTCTTTGCAGCCATGAAACGTGTAATGCTTCTACCTGTTAATGTAGTACTTTGTCCGATACGTTTATCGAAGAATCGGCAACCTGGGTTTAGAATAGCGCCGTACAAGCTGTTCAAGTTAATCTTTTTAACCAACTGCCGTTTGTCGTAAAACGCTTTTTCGTCGTCAGTGGTTGCTTCTTTCTTCTTTGCTTGTAATTCTTTACGTTCAGCATACCAACGTTCAAGCAAGCCCGGCACAATACCCTGCACATCTGTTTTGAAAATAGTACCGTTAGCACTGATGTTCCAGGGTTGACCACTATTGAAAATTAAGTTGTAAACATCAGCACCTGTAACTTCAACTGTAGCACCGTCCTCCATGTCCAGTTTCATAACATGGTTAATATCTTTGTTTATTACAAACTCAAACTCATTTGTACCAAACTTACCTGACCAAGCATCAGCAAAGCTAGCCTTTTCAAGCCTCATCTTATTACTGATTTCTTCATCTGTATATTCGGGGCGTAGCTGTCCTACAATGGTTTCGGCAGCCATGTTTAGCGCCCGGAAAACGCTCGGGTACAGACTGTTAATGTCCATACTTCCCACCCAATCGTGGTAACCTTTTTTAGGAAAAGCTACATATGCACCTGCTGCTTGCGTGTCACCATGTTCACCTCTGTTACGATCAGGAACTACAAATCCACGTCGATGCGCTTCGTTAATAATGGCTTGTTCAGTGGTAGCAACTGCACCCATTGTAGTGGGCAGCAACACAGTGTTATCGTGTGCAATGGTATTAGCTAGATCAATAAACTGTAGCTTCTTGTCTAGTTTATGAAGTAGTATAGTATCCTGAATGTTATAATCTAGAAACAATTCAAAGTCATGATTGTAAAGTCTGTCCAGCGACCCCTCATATTGAACTTTCTTCTCGCCCAGTTCCATTTCAGCAATATAGTCGAGTCTATAACTGTGTCGCTCTTCGTAGTTATACTTGCGATACAATTGCATATAGTCTAAGTGTACACGCCCTACAAGGTCGTATGTTTGACGCTTACTGCCGTATGCTTCATATTCCCTAACTGTGGGCATCTGATCCCATAAGCAAAGTCTACGCAGCTCATTCTTACCTAACACTTTAATGATTCGGTTAATAGTGTAGGGAATATCGTAACCCTCACTGTTCCAACCGCTTAAGATATCAGCATCTTCAATAAGTGTAAGAAATACTTCAAGCATTTCTTTTTCTGTGCGAAACAGAATAACTTCTGGAAGTTTACTAGCGATAGCTTGGGCTTGTTCCCAGCTTAGTGTCTTAGGAGGTACAGCCAAACAAATCATAGCCTCCTGCCACTGAAGGTATACACCAATAGCAGTAATGGGCATGAATGCTTCTTCAGGACTAGCATATCCGCGGGCTGGGTCAAAGTCAACCTCGATATCCCAAAATGCTGTTTGCAGTTTTGGTGTATCGGAACCGCTGTAGTGTTTAGCAATAGTTTTGTTTAAGGGTTTGATATCACTTTCAAACTTCTTAATCTGACTATTGATGGCAACGTTTTTTCTAAAGTCTTTGATATTCTTACAGCGTACTTCACTTACAGGATCGCCGTAAACACTACGGTGACTGCCTCGCGGATCTGCAATGTAGAAGTTGTATTCAGGTCTATGATCAACTAGTATTCGTTTACCGTTGACTCGTTCGACTACTCGAATGAAATCTTTAGCCTTATCATAGAAGGCATCTACGTAACTCATGTATATGTTTCCCAAGCATCATTTTAAGGCTGACGCACCACCAAAGTATTTAAATAATTAAAGTGTCTTGCCGACTGCTTCTAGGATCGTTTCGAGCTCGTCGAACTTGTCGCGCTCCTCACCAAACTTAGCCTTATGAGCAATTTTAATTGCTTTGGTTAGTGTAGCAGCCTTTAGATCCATTTCCTCAGCAATAGCTTTTACAGTATCGCTGAGTCCTTCTTTGAGTGCATCAGTTTCGTACAGAACTTGACTACCTTCGTCAATAAGCCGCTTTAGACGGGCTTTTTCTTCTTCATTAAATGTGCGATTAAATGCCATGTTGTTTCCTCAAGTGTGTTATGTGTTAATATTTATTTGTATGTTGTTCATTATAGCAGGATTTTGGTTTTTGTCAACTTCTAAATAATAAGAAGTTTTGAAACCCGGCATTTGATCAAAACTGATTTGTTCGAGGATATAGCGATCTTTAATTTGGTTACCTTGCTCATCGTAAGCAACGAATTGGTTGCCGATAAAATGGACTTCAACTCTCAAAAAAGTTCTTCCCAATCAATGCTACCCAGTGCATCATCATTGTCAGCGGCTGCTGCAACAGCAAGAGTATACGTGGTAGCAGTTCCATTTAATCCGTCGCGTTCTAATTGAAATGCGAACGCACCAGGATCAAGTGCAATAGTTTGTCCGCTTTGGTTATTGATACCAACATACCCGCTGGTCAATGTTTCACCACCGCTCATAGTGTTAGCAGTAATGTTATAGTCTAATAGTGAACCACTGATACTTTCCCATGTGCCGCCACTAATGGTTGCATTTGCAACTAATTTGTACTGCATCTTACCGTTATTAGCAATGCCCAACATGCTGATGTTTTTAATAACAGCAACAGCATCTAAATAACTTGAGTTCAACCTAATTGATGCTAGAGGATAGAACGTACCAGCAGTGGCTAAATTCATTGGTGCAGTAACAGGACGGCCTTGACTGTATGGCCTGCCTCTGATTTCAAAGCCGCCTTCACTGATAACAGTAGCACATATTTGTTTCATACTGCTGCCTGCTACTGTGGCTGCGATATTTTCAATTTCATAACGCACAGGAAGTGTTGCAGTGGTCATGTATACTGTGTCTAAAGTGTTTGCATGTTGGAACACATGTGTTAGATAAAAATTCCCGTCAATAACAAAACCAGTGCGTACCTGACCAACCCCTAGCCATTCGATGTCCATAAAAAAGATTTGTGTTTTAGTAGGATCGAGTGTAACTCCACTTGTTGTGCTACCATCTAATTTATCAATGTTCCAATCGCTTTGTGCAATCTCTATATCTTGCGCTGATCCATTAACATACGTGCGTTTTACAATATAATTAATGCCATTCTTGCTTGAAAAGAATATGCCATTTTGATTATTAAAGTAGCCTACACGTTGAGCTAGCCCTGTTTGACCTTCATCAAATGCAAACGTGGTCATAACTTGCAAACTCTTACCAGGCTGATATGGAAACACACGTTTGGTCTCGCGAGTTACTTTTGCATTAAGTGCATTGGTTACAGTCAATGTTGATGTGCTTTGGTTTGTATCGTAGGTGGTTGATCCTCCGGTAACGGTTTTTGTTACCCATTGATCATCACGATTTGAATAACGCTGAGTAGAGTCGAAAAGTGTATACGGCATAGACATACGCTGCCTGCCGAATGCATCCGATCTACCATCGTTGGTTGCTGTACCTGAAGTAGTGATAACTCTAATTACTGGTTGCCCTGCTGCGTTGTAATCCATTGCATGATGCAGGTTATTTCTATGATCGCCGTACGGATGTTGGTATGCCATTTTATGCCTCTACGCTTACTTCAAAATCGAAGTCAAAATCAAACTCATTTGCTAGTTCTTCGGCAATAGTATCACCGTCCTCAGGACCAATGTCTTCTTTAAGAATAATCTCATAGATATACTGAGACTGATCAATGTATGCTACAACATCTACACTAACCACATCTCCGGTTCCGCTAAAGCCTGTTAGAATTTTTGTAGGCACAACACTTTGAACAATGTCAAAGAAGTCTATCACGTCCTCATCACCGAGTTCGTGATCTGTAATTAGCCTACAAAAATTCTTTACAAACGCCATTGGTTGTCCTTATTAGTCGTCGCTTCTATTAGTAGATTCAAACGCAGTCTTACCATAGAATGCAGCAACAATAGCTGCAACCGATACGAAGTATGTTGGTGCCATATCACCCAGTACACCTGCGCCGCTTTCCATGCTAAAGTATGATGCAATTAGCACACATGCTGGGTATAGTAACATACCAAATAGCGCAAACCAAGCCATCTTACGTTGACTATCGCGCATCGCATCTTCATCTTCTAAACGCTTACGTTTAAATTCCATATCCATTTCAAGTTCTAATTTAGAAATGTGTCCGTCGCCGTTGATGTCTTTTGCTAAGACTTCATCGTCAACTGTTACTGTTTTTCTTGCCATAATACCAATCTCCCTTCCTACGTTCGCTGGTATTAGTATTTATCAAAAAAGAATAATAAAAAAACCCCAACTAACGAATAGTTGAGGTTAATTTATTAAAATAGTGGTTAATTAAGAAATTTTAACTCTATTAATCATTGTTTCCTTGGCATTGCTATAAGAGCTAACACCTTGACTCTTAACAAACCCAGTAATATTTACTGTGTCACCAACCTTGCCGGAAGCAACACCACTAAAGAACTTTAGGATATGCTTATCATCAACACTACAACTAACTAGGTAAGTAGCAGTTTTAGCAATATAACGCAAGTTCTCAATCTTAGCAGTAAACTCGCTGCGCTGACCTACTTGACCAATATAATCGCTGGTACGTGCTAGTTCTGCTTCTCGACTGGTCCAGGTGTCTGCTTCTAGCTTGTTACGATAGACATTTGGCAAGCTAGCAGCAATACCTAATTGTTCCTTGCCCGTTTCTTCGCTACCAACAAAGTTAAGTACGTTAGTTTCAAAGTCTGTGAGCTTGCGCTCCAGCGCCTTAAAACTAAGACCTTTAAGATAATCAATAATCTCTTCGGCTAGTTCAAAGTCTGACGGCAAGCATTCTGTTTTTTCATTGTTGCAAAAATGCTCATACAGAAAACTTACATTGGGCTTTTTGTCAGATTGACTATATACGTCAGACTTCTT